TACGCGACACGACCAGATGCCCAAATACCGTTCTTCAGTTGCGCCATATCATAGCCTCTGTCAGCAATAGCCATATGCACGCCAACTTCGCCACGCTTAGCAACAAACTGTACTACTCTCCCTGAAGGAGCCGTAACATTTCTGGTAGACTGATTCATCAGTTCTGCCATCTTACGATTATAGGCATTGATAGTAGCCGAGCTGAGCTTTCCTTTAGAAGTCACAGCATTCGGGTCGCGTAAAAGTTGATCGGTATATCGATCGAGTTCCTTAGAAATATCTTTGCGAGCTTTAGATACAATTTTGTCGTGATTCTTATGAGCCCACTTTGCATCTTTCTGCTCTAAACGCTTCTGACCAGCAGGGGTCAAAGAACCGTCTTTGTTCTGATAACGACGAACACCCCAACGCATTCCTTTAATGCCGTGGTGACTAAGCTCGTCCATTTGACCACCTCCTTATTCAAAAGCATCCCGATTGAGTTTGTAAGCAATATAAGCATCCATCAATGCTGCGACAGCGTCGATCTTCTGTTCATATCGCTTCTTGAGAAGTTTGCGGTTTCCGTTTGTATCTTCCAGGGTAATACAGTTGCCCATTGCAAAGGTCATAAGGTCCTCGTCGAATTTCAGCAATCTTTCTTCGGAAAGTTTCTTTAATTCACCAAGCGGAACCGATTCGGTCTTAGCACCCTGAATGACTTTCTCGATTCCAAACGGACCGTTTTCCTGTTCCCATCTGGCTACGAACTCTTTGGCATTATAAGGGTCGAAACCCAGACAGCGAACATCATAGCCGCACTCGGTAATGTGATTGTCGAGATCTTCATAGACATCCATCATGTCAAGCACGGCACCCTCTAAAACAATTAAACTGCCCTCAGCCATAAACTGGTCATACTTCAGTCGCATAGCACCCGGCAGTTTCATCAAAGTAGTAGAGGTTATATAGTTTCGTGTCTTAATACCAAAAGAACCATCAGACAACGGGAACAAGAATGTAAAGGCGCAGAAGTCATCGCCCTGCGACAAGTCTGCACCGAGAGAACAAGGCATTTGCCAATAATCTCTCTTTCGATGGGGGAGCGTTTCCTCATAAGTAAAGTAATAAGTATAACCCTCCATGGGCAAACCGAATCTTTTAGCAAGAATATCGTTTCGTGCAGCCGGAGCTTTTTCAGCTCTTTCCACATCCAACTGATAAGTTTCATAACTTACCGTCTTGCCAAGGTTAGGATTAGCCTTAACCCACATCTCAGGATTACCAACTTCATCGATGGAATCCAATTTATACCACCAGATAGACACATGGGGATTGATGTAATCACCTTTAAGGATGTCCATCAACTCCATTTTGATTGTGTCGCCGCTTCCATTACGAACAGTACCCTCAGAGCTAATAGCTACAATGATGTAGTCGTTAACCTTAGAAGCACCCTGTTCGATTGCGCCGATAACATCCTCTCGAATGTCACCGGAAAGCCATTCGTCCACTGTTGCAACTTTGATTTGCAAACCCTGAAGCTTGTTGATACTCATGGGTCGGACTTCAAGCAAAGAACCGGTCAAGAAATTCTCAACGCCTTTCTTTGTAGAAGCCAGCTTAGTACGATTAGCTTTAGCGCCAGTAGTATTTTGCAACGAGCCCTCCGTTAGGAATTGAAACAGAGGTCCTCGGGATCTTGTTATAGCAGTACGGAGAGGAGACATGACTTCCTCTGCCTGCTTCATAGTCGGGGCAGTCGTAATCTGGTGAGTAGTCGAAGTATCAACATTCAGAAAATAGCCCTGAAGCGTAGAAGCATACATAGACTTCGCTGCACCTCGGGCTACGATCAAATACTGTTTATTGATAAGTCGCTTCTTCACTGTCTTTCTGACATAGTGACCGCCATGACCATCTGGATTGAGTTGGAATACACTTCGTTCGACAAAGTAGTACCAGCCAAAGATTTGTTCGCCCCACAACTTGAATGTATCGAGCAAACTAAGGTCTGAACCGTCGGTCAAGGTGAGTTCAGATTCGCAATAAGCAATCCATCCCTCGACAGCTTGATCGTCATAGTAAACGCCGGGATTGGCGATCAGATCATCGATGCGGTTCATCTCCATCGAGATCTCTTTGTTCACCGGGATTTCCCCTCGAATTACGGCATCACGAAACATGCCGTAGTATTTGGGGACGGCAGTGTTAGATAATGCCATAGTGAATTCTCCTTACTTCTTCTTATTCGGGTTAGCAGCAATATACTGAGCAGCTTCTTTGATATCAAACTGCTTAGTCATAGCGGCTTTAACTCCATAAGCAAGAGCACCCGCTGCGGCAATCGTAAGAGTCTTCTTACCGGCTGCCGAAAGAATTTCAGAGACATACTTCTTACCAGGTGCAGTATCTTCAGCTACTAAGGTTTTGTATTCCTTTTCGAGCTTCATTCGCTCAACTCGCTTCTTCAGATCAGCATCAGACATAGTTCGTCTGTTCTTCACATCAGCTTTGCGAGCTTCTTTCTCCTTAGTGTCAGGACTGGATTCGCGTTTCTTACCCAAAGCGGTACGACTACCATCTTTGTTCTGATAACGACGAACACCCCACTTCTGGCCTTTGATACCATGATGCTCAAGCATCTCTTCATGCTTTTCCATTTTGAAGTTCCTCCTCTCTTTAATCTGGGTCAACGACTACATTGATTCGCCACTCAAGTTCCTGAATCTGTCGATTGATAGCTTCAATGACAGCAGCACTCGAAGAGTTAGAATCAAAAGTCTGTTTGACCTTGAGATAGACATATGTCCTCACCATTTCGAGACGAGGATCATCATACAGGAAGTCGGACCATTCTGCTCCAGCATCTTCGATACGGAAACCCTCTTCGGGACCGACACCGAGCTGCGTAAGAACAGAGAAAGCCGAGTTAATGTGCATGATGATGTCTACATCAAAGTGCTCATACTCTTCGGCAATTCCGAGCAGCTTCTTGATTGATGTCAGTATGCTTTCCATATCGATTCCTCCTTACTGTCTTACGGCAATGTATTTCTTCATGCAGAAACCTTCAATGCCGGCAACGGTACAGACCGCATACCATTCATCGGTAGAAGTCTCAGGATCGATCTTGACTTCTTCGAAACAATTCACGATAGCTGCTACTTCGGAATCCTTATCGGGTTCCTTACGAATGTTCAGTCTCAGACAATCGGTGACAACACCAATAATTTCCTCAACTGCTTCTTCGATTTCTTCGACCCTGGTGTCCTCAGCGATTTCAACGGAATCAACAAGAACGGGGTCTTCGCGATGTTTGTGAGACATTTGAAATACTCCTTTCATATTTTTCGCCAAGGGCAAGTGTCGTTGCGACTTCGCTGAATTGGCGCAATGATTAACAGACTCTCATCCCCATAGTGAATTGCATTGTGGGTATTAAGTCTTGTGCAGATTGCGTTCTCCGGGTCGAAGACGCAAGGGTTTCGATGAAGGATGTCTTCATAGGTAATTGGATTTAGATGATGGATGAGCACCGAACCGTAAATCTCAAATCCGGGGACACCTAAGTCGCATCCGTTATCGCGAATGATAATATCGTCTCTGAAGCTTAACCACTCATCGGAATGATATAACTCTTGGTTGAGCCAACGCTGAAAGCCAAAAGTTTCTTTTCCAACAATGCCGTCCAGCTTGAGATATCGAAAGCGTTCCTCGAATGTAGGTAGAGTGATAAGTTCGGAATATGTTCTAAAACTCATCCTCGTCACCTCCAGCACCAGAATATCTACGAAATGCTGTGAGGGCTTTCTCGTAAAGCTCCTTAGCTTCACCATTCGAGTTAATACTTCTGGTTTTAGCATCCATTAGTTCTTTCTGCTTCTCAAGAATCTCTTTTTCAAGTTTCTCCTTGGTTGAGCCAAGCTTCAGATAATGTGTAATGACCTGAGAAGAAGCAGTTCCGTCTCTGAGCTGCTTTTCAGCACACTGGACCGCCAATGAAATCATAAGATTCTCTTGTGCCTCAAGTGTCATCGGTGGTCTTGATGTGGTTTGCTTTTCAGAAGAGCGAGAAGCTTTAGCTTTTGGCATGTTCACTGCCTCCTCTCTTAAGAAATGGTACGGGTAACAGGACTTGAACCTGCACGATATCGCTACCAATAAATTCTGAGTCTATTGCGTCTGCCAATTCCGCCATACCCGCATATATTTACAGCACTTTCATATAAAGGAGAATTCCTTTTATATGGGTTTTGGTACAGTATTTGAGTGAACTTACAGAGCTGATTTTT